CAAATACAATCTGAAATATCTCGGCGACATCTTCGGGATCCATTTCTGCCACTAGTTCATAAATACCGTCGACTGCGGCTTTGACGGGATGAGGCTCTGAAGCTTCAGCCTCCGCTTCGGGATCATAAGCACCTCCGTCGTCGATGGCGGCATCGTCATACTGGGGCATATCTCCAGAGAATGCCATGGTGTCGGCAGCACGATCTACATCGCGATCCATCGACGCTTGTCCAGTTCGGCTTTTGCCGCTCAGGGCATAATCATCAGTAAGCCAATCGGGGCGCTCGGCCTTTCCTTGGATCCAAGCAATGACCTCGGCTTGTCGATCTGGACTAAGTGCCTCATCGAGGTATCCTTCTTCTTTTAGATATTCTTCCACAATAATATTGTGAAGTTTAGCTTGACTGATTTTCATCTTACGATTCCTTTTTTCTGCTATCGTTCTTGGGCCGCTTTCCTCCGTCACCGTTCCAGCCGCCGAGGTCCATAAACTTTCTCCAGTCTTTGTCAATAACGTTTTTGTTTTCGGAGTTATCATCATTCATCTCTTCTGATAAGCCGCCCACAGTAAAATGTTTTGTTGCGACGAACCAAGTTCTCACACGAGACGTTGATTCAACATTAATGTCGCACTCCCCTTCAGCAGTTAAAGTGACTGAGTTTCCTGTAATCTTGCGATATTCTTTCTTCAAAAAAGATACAATTTCTCCCAATCGCTGCTCGATCTCATTCTCGAACCCATTCTGGTGAATTTCTTTAATCTGAGCTTCGGAATGGTATGTGAGGCACATCTGGTTCCCTGCGAACTTGACCTTGAAGCCATCTAACACGCGGCGATCCAAGATAGGGTCTCCATCCTCGCGGCTTAAGCCGGCCTTGACAGGATCGCCCTTTTCGTCGAGGGCGCCATCATAAGCGTTGTGTGCGGCTTGAGAAAGCCCTTGTACTATTTCATAAACTGTTGCCATTATCCTTGTGCTCCTTGATTTGGTTGTGTAGCAGACTTACCGACCTGTTGCTGCAGTAGTTTGAGAACGCGTTGAAGCAGGGGGCGTGCCTTAGCTAAATCAACGCCGGGAGTTCCTGCTAGGTTCGAAACAAACTGCTCTAGTTGATCAATAATATTTTGCTCTTGACCGGTGACCTCAGCCGAGTCTCCGGTGATGCGGCCGCGGGAGGCCCTCGTGCGCGCGCTTTGGGACATCGTCCCAGATTTAAGCTTGGTGGTATCTTGCTGCTCCACTTCTTCTAAAACTTCTCTTATGATTTCTTTAAGTTTAGATTTTGTCAGTTTCATTTTTATTGGGTCTCCAACCTTTTATCCATCTTTCCTCTCTGCCGAATACATAGGTATCATAACATTCGCTACAACATTCAAATTTGATCAAACAGACATCGTCCATTGATCTTTTTGGGAAGCTTCCGCAAACAGGACAAGATTTTAAAGATTCTCTATTAAGTAGTTTTTTTGACACCTTTATACCATTTATCTCAATTTTCTCTTGGTACTGTTCGTTTCTTTTAACTTTTTTATAAAATTCCTTCATTTGCTTGAGATATTCTTTTTCTTTTTCTTCATCCCAACCAGAAGAGGGATTGGTGACTGTCTCGTCACCATACTTCTGGGCTATAGCCTTTTCTATTGCGGCAATCTCGTCATAACTTTTACTCATTTTAAGGCCCTATATACGCCATATGAGCTTGCAGTACCAATAAGGATCCCACCAGCAAAATATAGCCATTTGTGCCGGGGAGAAGTTTTTTTTAGTGCGTTGCTCAGCGCATTGATTTCTTTATCTTTTTGCATTATAAACAAATCGTATTCATCTGTTAAGGCTTTATGCTCTATTCTCATATTTTCAAGCTTGAACTCATATTCTTCTTTTTGAATCTTTAACTGATAATCAGTTCGTATATCGCATGAATACTTGAATATATCGTAGTCAGACATTATTTTAGATACAGCATTCTCATCAAACAAAACGCCGGCGAAAGGTGCCGGAGTCTTGTATTCTAAAACTGTAAACTGAGGCGGCTGGGTTGCACCGGCAGTGAAAGTAAGCATTAGTAAAAGATTAAGGAACATACTGAATACCAAACTTTTCCTCTATGTCTTTAATTAGTTGCTCTCTGTCTTGATTGAACTTGTTTCTATATTCATCTTTTCTATCTTCTCTTAACTGTTCGATCATTTCAAGAGCATCTTCATAGTCCTCTTCGATCGCAGCAATCGACTCCAGATGACTTTCCATCAACTTTTGTTTCTCGCGAAGTTCTTGCTTGTGGATTTCTTTTAGGCCATCGATTTGAGCTTGATGCGATTCATTCTGCGTCTCATATGCCTGCTGCATCAGGTGGTAATCATATTTGCTTTTTAGTGCCACAACTCCCACCAACAGCAGTATTAATAATATTTTCCAGTTCTTCAAAGCAAACTCAAGAATTTTTGCCTTAATCATTGTAGCCTCGCAATCTAGAGATACCATCAATGACTGTTTGGCCGCCGATATAAATTGCTGAGATTATTACCCAATCTTCACTGGTGACATGGCCGGCCAGCGTGAGCCCGGTTGCTGTGAGCCAGACCATCAGCTTGCGGGATGTTAGTTTCGCTAGCCATGTATCTAAAAAAGCCTGTGCTTTTTTCATCATTTTAACCTCTATTTTTTGTTGTAAAAGGGTGGTCCTCGGGGAACTCAGGATTTCCAACTGGTCGGTCGGTCATCATTTTTGGTCTTTTTTTGCCCCCAACTGGAACATCTTTATCTGGTCAAGTGTCTTCCTCGGATTCTTCATCCGACTTAGCCGACAGCTTCGCCGCAAGGGCTGACCGGACTTTGTCTCTGTTGGCAGCGGGAATCCTATCCATCTGCTCATCGACGATTGTGATAAGTTTTTCTAGTTCAGGCTGAAAATCTTTGCCGCTCATAGCCTCCATCTCTTCTCTGATGATGTTCTTGAGAGTGGACTTGCTAATCTTCATTTAAAGTTTTCCTTGCAACTTTGCGTTAGCGATGGCGTGATTAGATTTAAAGTCATCGATAGAACTCCGAATACTTTCCTCATCACAAGGGCCTTTGTACCAGTCTTCAAAAATTTCTACAAGGCCAGCACTATCTAGCGTCTTCTGTTTGACGCCGGCTTCTCTACACAGGTGAGCAAAAATATCTCCACAGCGTTCTTCTTCCACCTCCTCAACCACAACTAATGTGGGAGAAACAGAAGTTTTCTGTACTAGTTTGCTCCAAAGTCTTTTAATGCATCTCATTTTGTTGCTCCAATCAGCCGACAACTTTTACTGTGTCGGTTTGCGGCACCTCAACGCCCATTGCGCCGGTGCCTTTTTGTCTAAGTGTTTCCAGACCGGTATTCAATAATTTGACAGGATCATAACCGGGTTGTGTAACGACTTTTTGACTATTTGACATGTTGGCATCAATAGCAAAATACAACGAATGGGAGCGACCTTGAGTGCCATCATCAGAAATCCTAATAAATGCTTGCGGACCAAGCATTAATACAGGATGCTTGTCTCTTGCTATTTCACCATAGCGAGTGGCTAAATCAGAAATCTTCATTTCCTGTTCGTTTAAATCTCTATGTGTCGTCTCGTTCAAAAAGTAACGAGGGTCAATTCTTTTTGTGTTTTTTCTAATGGGCATTGTAAATCTCCTATGTTGCCAGTCCATTCATACTTAGTATCGCAATCAATCCGGGCACATTCTTTCTGACATAAACGCCAGAGAAAAGTGTCTCGCATCGACCGCCGACATAAGCGATTGCCGACT